ACGACAACGTCGTGTGCTGCAATTTTAACCCATTTACCCTTGCCTCCGGATTTGGTTTGTTTGCCCTTCCCAGGGCCAGGAACGTCAGTGACGGGGCCTTTCCCTTTGTCCCCGTGTGCCGCTTGTTTAATCCCGGCCTTTCCTTTCGCTGCCAACCGGACGTCAGTGACGGATTTACCGTTTGCCGTGGGGTTACCCCCTTTAACCGGTGGTGGGTTCACGCCCACCACATCGCCATCAACCACGACAGGAATCTTGGTTGTGGCTGCCGGCGGCTCAACGAAGCAAGGGGCCCGAAGAAGATCTCCCAAGCCCTTAGCCCCATCAAGCCATCGCTTGAAACGCGCGTGATCAAAGCCAGGTAAAGCCGCTTCAGCAACGCCGGTAAACCAATCGGCAGGGCCATTGGGATACTGAACGTCAGCTTCGAAGTTGGCCAACCAAGGCCGCATCACACGCAAATCATCACGCATTTCCGGCACCCCACCATAGTACTCAATGACCTTAGCCACGAATGGCCCTATGATGGGGGTGCAGCGATCAGACAGATAGAACGCACGCGCCTTCTCCAGGAGTTTGTCAATGGCGGTAACCCCAGGGGGCATTCGCACAGTGACGTGGAACTTACTCAACTGGCGTTGCAAGTCACAGATTGAGCTGGCATCACCGGTCCACACATCAGGCCCGTAGACACGGGCCAGAAATGTGATACCAGCTTGGCCACGCTTCTTAACAACTGCATCTAACTCCTGCCCGCACTCCGCAGAAACGGCGCGGTAGGTTTCGGGATCGATGTCTTTTGACAGGCCATCATCGCCGCCGTACAAGCCCAGCTTAGCGTACGCCTCACGCTTAGACAGGCCCATACGGCGGTAAGTACAAAACGCCATGAAAGCGGTTCCGGCGGTATTGAACAAACTGGTCTCCGGAGAACCGGAGGCCCGATGGTCCTCAACCTCGTACTTCGTTCCATGGCGCCCGACGGCCTTGACGTGGTGTTGCGACCGCATGAGAACCTTAAGTTCCATGTGGTACCTGGGATCAAAGGCGCGCATCATCAGCATCGACTCAAAGTCACGGAGAACAGGAGCCACGTGGCCATCAAGGCGCACGTAGTCACTTTCCACCGCTTCCATAGCGTCAGCCAACACTGCGACAACGCGCCCCGCAACCTCCTTCGGAACTAGCCCAAAGGCATACCATTTAAACGTTTTGAAGAGTTCGGCGAGGGAATAGGTGTAGCGTGAATACGCAACCTTATCAACCCCGTCGATCGTACTAATAGGACGTGGGTCCTTAACATTTGGGTACGATTCTTTCTTCATGAACATCTTAATGATACGAACGGCAGTGCGGAACGCAGCCTCCCAGATGATGCGCAGCTGCGATGGTCTCGCTTGCCTTGCATCCACCTCGTCGTGTTCGACAGGATGTAAAAGAAATGGGGTAGGTATCATGGCCTCCAGCATTTCCACAGCGCACTTGAACAAAAACGGTGTCATTGTCTTGCGCGACGTGGGATCCTTTATCCTGCCTTGCACGCATCGCCTCTCGTTAGATGGAGTATCATCCGGACTAAACGCCCCACTCACGAACGGGGACATGAACGGCATCAGGAACGTCTTAGCCTCGGGGTCATACCCACGAGGTTCAAACTGAAACCGACGCACGCCACATTCCAACGGATATACCGTATCGGGTACAACACCGCGACAAAAGCGGTGGTATTCCAATAACGCCACAGCGGCTGCGCGATCTTGCACGGTAGGGACAGCAGCGTCCTTGGAAGCAACATAGGTGAGAACCTGGGGTAGCGAAAGCTCCACCTTGCATGTCCGGGCGACGGTTGAAATCGCATCGTCCATGTAGGCGGGGATTGTAGCAAAAGCATACGAACCAGGGACACCAGTGCTGCGAAACAAGCCTTGGCTCGTTTGCACATCCAGGCGCAAGAAGTCACCGACACAGACGCGGAGATACCGCAAGGCATCGGAATGGAGCAAGGTGGCAAACCAAGCCGCCCAGGTCCACGTTCGGAGAGGAGTGAGTAGGACAAGCTCATGGTGTTCGGACGTCTCCTTACGGTCGACGAGAAAGGCAACTGCCTTAATCGGGAAACCAAGGAAACGGCGAACAACCAGGAGGTTGTCAACACCATACTTCCACACGCGATGCGTGTACGAAGCGCCGCCAGCAACCTTGTACACCACGCGATCATCATTGCCAAAGGTGAACGAAAATTCCCCCATGGCATGGGCAACAGCCCGGGGCTGGAACGTGTGGATAACAGTTGGCACAGGGTACTTCGCAAGGCGGTCAGGCATGTCGAGGTATTGGTCAACGTCGCAATAGGCAAGGAGGTCCCCCGCAGCAGGTTCGAGATAACTCGGAGCTGCCGTAAGGTCCTTTGTCCAATGCCAAGTACGTGACCCGACTCGTTCATGCCGTTCGTCAGCACGCGACCGCTAATAGAAAAATACGGATTTCCCAATAAGGGCTCCATATTTCTCAATAGTGGTACTACCTGCATCACGATTGGCCGCTGAAGAAGGGTGGGTGTGCGCAACAAGGTTGCGAGGTGGGGTGTTTTCCAACTCAGCAAATTGACCTCGGTAGAACTCAGCGGGAAACCCTGCAGGGGTTCCAGCCGCGTCCAGGAGCTCGGTCAACAGCTCCCAAGCGTTGTCCCGGACCACCGCAGCAACATACGTTGCGGCGGCACCCAGGCCAACGCCGGCGGCAATGTAGCCCGCTAGCCGTAGCAGGCGCATTGCCGCCTTATGTCTGGGGGGCACTACTCCCCTGACA